GTCTTGGTAGAACTCGCAATCGCGACAGGGATACCAATGAAAGAATGGGAAACGGCGGAGCAGATCTACACCGCAATCGAGATATTGGAGAAAAGGAATGGCAAGTAAACAAGGAACCTTTGCCATCCAAGTCGAACCGGCTGCACTCCGTAACTTGATCCAAACTCTCAACTTGTTAGACAAAGAAACACAGAACCAAGTTCGAGATGCCGCGTATCCGTTGTCTCAACGATTAGCGGGACAACTTTTGATGTTCAGCCAATCTGCTCCATCTCCACAGACGAAGCTAGTGGCGCAGTCGATCACGGCTAAAAGGGATCGGTTGATTCGAGTCGACGTAGGTGGATCAAAGAAGGTCGGTCGTAAATACGGCGGCGAGCAATCCAAGTCTGGCAAAGGCGCAAAGGTACGGCAGCAATCCGCGCCAGCCGGTGCGCTTCTATGGGGAACCGAGTACGGATCCGGCAAAGGCACAGACTCACTTGGTCGAGCATATTCCAATCGATTTAAAGCAGCTCGTAACAAGCAGGGATATTGGATCAATCCGGCGGTTGATTACTACACGCCAATCGTCGCAAAAGAGTACATCGATATAATTCAAACGATCATTCGAAAGGTAGGTCTTGAATAATGGCTGGTATTCCAAAGGTCAAGATCACCTTCGACGCGGATTTCGACGAGTTAAAGCGTGGAGTTAAAGGCGCACAAGACGAAGTTCAAGGGTTCGGCGATAAAGTTAGCAAGTTCGGAAAGATGGCTGGTGCGGCGTTCGCCGTCGCCGGCGCAGCGGCTCTTGCCTACGGTGCGGTACTTCTCAAGCAGGGAGTGGAGTCTGCGATAGCGGACGAGCAAGCACAGGCAAAACTGGCCACAACGTTACAAAATGTTACCAACGCCACCGACTCGCAAATCGCAGCGGTAGAAAGTCAGATTCTACAGACTTCACTTTTAACCGGACTCACCGATGACCAACTTCGTCCGAGTTTCGAAAGGTTCGTTCGAGCCACTAAGGATTCGGATCAAGCTCTCAAACTCCAAAAGGTCGCGATTGATGTCGCCGCCGGAAGTGGGAAGTCACTCGAAGCCGTTACGAATGCAATGGCAAAGGCTGCCGAAGGAAATACCGGAGCCTTATCAAAACTAGGAGTCGGACTTACAGCCGCTCAACTCAAGACGATGGATCTTGATGACATCACGAAGTCTTTGGCAGATACGTTTGGCGGACAAGCGGCAGCGAAAGCGGACACTTTTGCTGGCAAGTTGGCGATCTTAAAAAATGCTTTTAATGAAGGAAAAGAGACCGTCGGATCTTTTGTCTTAGACGCAATTACTCCGATGATCAATACAATTGTGAACACCGTTATTCCGGCGATTTCAGGATTTATTAATTCGGTCGGTGGCACAGACGGCTTGACCAACGCCTTCAAGACCTACATCGATCTAATCACAAATATATTCCAGCCGGTACTCGAAGGCTTCAAGTTCGCGTTCGATCAGATCAAAGACGCAGTCATGGCTAACAAAGACGAGTTTACGGCGCTCTTTAAATTCTTAAAAGACTTTGTCGCACCGTTACTTGGTGGAGTCTTAAAATTAGCCATTCAAGGAATCGGTATTGCTCTCGGAGTGGTCATCAATGTTGTAGGTAATCTTGTCAGCGGCTTCCAGACACTATTTGGAATCGTTAAAAACGTCGTCGGTGCAATCCAATCTTTGATTAATCTGGTTGCTAATAATCCGGTCGTCAAAGGCATCGGTAATGCGATCAGTTCGGCTTTCGGTGGATTTCGCGCCGAAGGTGGTTCAGTGTCGGCTGGCAAGTCATACGTCGTAGGCGAGCGAGGCGCGGAGATGTTCGTCCCAAGTTCGAACGGGACAATCGTTCCCAACGGCGGCATGGGTAGCACCTTCAACATAACCGTGAACGGAGCCATCGACGCGGAAGGCACAGCTCGAACAATCGTCGACGTACTCAACCGGTCAAATGCCCGCGGCACTTTAGGCGCGAATAGGTTTGCCTTAGTATGACGATTTGGACTCCAACGTGGAGCATCAAGATCGATGACATCGAGTACAAAGATGTATCCCTAACCAATCTCAATATTGGATCTGGTCGCAACGATATCTACACGCAAGCCATCGCTGGCTATTGCAATCTAACTCTGATCAACCTAGACGATTCGGCTATCGCTCCGACAATTAACTCAGCCGTGACCGTTTACGTTAACGACTCCAATGGCGATCCAGTCGCACTCTTTGGCGGATCTATCACCGACATCATTGTGGGAGTTCAATCCGGCGGTTCGATCGGTATTACCCAGACGATTTCGATTACCGCTCTCGGTGCGCTTTCTAGACTTCCAAAGGTTCTCACCGAAGGCGTACTTGTAAAAGAGTACGACGGTGAGCAGATTTACGACGTTCTCGCTGGAATTCTTTATGGCTCATGGAACGAAGTTCCGGCGGCACTTAGTTGGGCTGCTTATGATCCGACGATGACTTGGGCAAATGCTGAGAACTCTGGACTTGGCGAGATAGACACAGGCAATTATGAATTGCACGCTCGAAGTGCGTCTGTGACCGATGCCTATACTTTGGTCGCTGCCCTAGCAAATTCCGGACTTGGATACCTATACGAAAACGGCGCTGGCCAGATTAGTTATGCCGACAGCACTCATCGCAGCTCGTATCTTTCTACAAATGGATACGTGGATCTGAGCGCAAATAACGCCTTCGCGTCTGGACTTCAATTGGCAACTAGATCTGGAGACGTTCGCAACTCCATCACGATTCAATATAAGAACAATCAACAAGTCTCCGATTTCGAACAAGCCTCAATCGACATCTACGGCACTCTCGCTCAATCTATTCAGACAACCCTAGAAAATGGAGCCGATGCCATATCTCAAGCGGCTTTCTATCTCGGACTTCGAGCCTATCCACGGGCTAACTTTAATCAGATCTCGTTCCCTATCGGCTCGCCAGAATTAGACGACTCTGATCGAGATAGCCTTCTAAACGTCTTCATGGGCATGCCGGTAACTATTAACGACTTACCGATCAACATGGGGACAAAATTTCAGGGATTCGTAGAAGGTTGGCAGATCCAAGCCGGCATTAATTCACTCACGCTTTCCATGTATCTCACACCGACCGAGTTCTCACTTCAAGCCATGAAGTGGAACGACGTGAGTGTCGCCGAAAAATGGAACACACTATCAAATACACTTATCTGGGACGACGCTTTCATCGTCGCGTAAAGGAGACAACATGGCAACAACCACGCCAAACTTTGGCTGGACAGTTCCAACTTCGACCGATTTGGTCAAAGACGGAGCCACGGCAATCGAAACACTTGGAGACGGCATCGATGCGTCGTTCGTCGGTCTCAAAGGTGGAACTACGGGTCAAGTCTTATCAAAGACATCCGGTACAGATTTAGCTTTTACGTGGGTCGCGCAAGACGACTCTAACGCGATCCAGAATGCAATCGTTGACGCAAAAGGTGACTTGATTACGGCAACCGCAGCCGATACTCCGGCGCGCTTAGCGGTTGGTACAAATGGTCAAGTGTTGACCGCCGATTCAACAGCTGCGACCGGAGTCGCTTGGGCAACGCCAGCGAGTGGCGGTGGAATGACGTTGTTATCCACGACAACTCTAAGTGGAACTTCGACAACAATTAGCAGCATCAGTCAATCCTATAAAAATTTATTTGTAGTTATTAGCGGAGTAACTTCATCGGCTAATCAAATGGTTCTGCGGATAGCGCCAAACGGAACAACAAATGCCACAGATTACGCGATGTTTAGAAGCGTGGGCGGCTCTGCAAGTGTTGTAGCATCAGGCGCAGGTTATATCGACACTTATTCGGCGGTTCAATATGACTCAGCCGTAAACGCATTTACGCTCCAATTTACAAATTATGCAAGTAGTACTTATAGAAAATCATATACTTTCTACGGCGGATTTCGTCAGTCCGATCCAAGTGATTTTTCATTTGGTCAGTCAGGGATTTTCAAATCGACGACAGCGATTTCAAGTCTAGTCTTTAGCACCAGCGCCAACTCTTTCACAGCAGGTCAAGTCCTAGTCTACGGAGTCAACTAATGCCAAATCCAATGATCAGAATTCACAACACCGAAACCAACGAAGTCATTGATCGCGAAATGACCGATGAGGAGTTCGATGCCTATACGACTCAAAAAGCAATTGATGAGGCAAAGACTGCTGAGGCACAAGCAAAAGCGGGTGAAAAGGCTGCACTTTTGGCACGTCTAGGAATAACAGCCGAGGAAGCGACGCTTTTACTTTCATGAGTTATCCAATCGGTACAGCCGCTCACGCCATCGAAATAGCAAAAGCCGAAATCGGAACCATCGAGGAAGGCGACAACCTAACCAAATACGGCAAATTCACGAAAGCCGATGGGTTGCCGTGGTGCGGTTCTTTCTGTAACTGGGTGCTGGCTCAAGCCGGCGTTAAGGTTCACTCGGTCGTATCGACCGCCGTGGGTGCGCATAAGTTCAAGGAGATTTCACGGTGGCAAGAGATACCGGCAATCGGTGATTTAGCCTTTATGGACTTCCCACACGATGGAGTTGATCGAATCTCTCACGTCGGAATTGTCGTCGGCATCGATGGTAAGACGATCACAACTATCGAAGGCAATACATCCGGAAGCGGCGACCAACGCAACGGCGGCATGGTCATGGTTAAAACTCGCACCGTGGGCAAGGAAGTGGTCGGCTTTGGTCGTCCAAAATATGTCCCGTACAAAGGCGAATATCCAACGATTAAAGTCGAGACTCCAAAGCTCTCGATCTTAAAAAAGGAGAAAAAGAAATGAAAGAAATCAAAGGACTAGCTGCATCTTGGGCGCGTTCATTTCTAGCGGCTTCTATCGCCGTTTACATGGCAGGGATTACGGATCCAAAGGCGATCGCCGGAGCCGGACTAGCTGCGGTGCTACCGGTGGTCTTGCGCTACCTAAATCCTAACGACGCATCTTTCGGGTTAAAGGGGAAGTGACTCGGAAACTACTCTGGGCAGCCCTAGCTTTAGGTATTTCGTTAGGGTTGTCCGGTTGTGGTTATCAGGGTTGGACGCGGTATGAGTGCCAAGAATTCAAAAACTGGGATTCGCCTGAGTGCAATCCGCCGCAATGCAAGGCTACCGGAGTCTGTACTGAGGACATATACGGAGAAAATCCCAATGGGTTCACATCAAAAGCGACTAAGTAACGAGCAACTTAAAGCCCGACTCATCGTATTTATCGGAGTCGCTCTGGCTCTCACTTTCATGTTCTCCGTTGCCGGAATGCTTTACGCGTTGATATTCGTTACTCAACCGCTAGGCGACCAAGCGCCCAACGATCGAGCGTTCATCGAGCTTCTATCTACGCTGACGATATTCCTAACCGGTGCGCTTGGATCCGTGTTGGCATCGAACGGACTCAAGGACAAGGCTAAAGACCAAACCGACACGCCCAAAATCACGCCTGATTCTTGACGATGTCGGACGTTTGCTTCACTCTGTACATAGGGAGCGAAGTTCAGTAACTCTCGGATCGGGAGCAAATATGTACACACTCGGAGAAGTCGCCGCTTGGTTGCTATTGGGAGTCTTAATCGGCTTTACCAGCGGATACACGCTAGGGCTAAAAGAAGGCAAGCGCGAAGGATTTATTCGCGGCAAGATCGCAGCTCGTAAGAATGTCGAGATCCGCTAGTGGGATTCTTGGACGGTTACGAAACCGTAAATCAAAAAGTCATCAGACTCCATGCAACTTATCCGACCAACCGGATCGAGACATCGATCGTCGATTGGCAACCGGAGAAGGGCTACATCTTGATCGAGTGCCGGATCTACCGGAACTACGAGGACGAGAAGCCTGCGGCTATTGACTACGCACACGGCATGGTCGGGGCGTATAACGTCCAAATGAAGCGCTGGTACGTTGAAGACACGGTCAGCAGCGCGATAGGTCGATGCGCGTCCGTAGTTCTAGGCACAGAGACGAAGCCAAGTTTAGAAAATATGGAGCAGGTCGAGACCATGCCGAAATCGTTTATTGAGGACGACCCGTGGTCTAAGCCATTCGGTGAGGATGGATTCTCGACGGCAAAGTCTGCAATGGACGATATCAAGACCAAACTTGGCGGAGAGTTAATAGCCGAGGCACCGATCTGCGCACACGGTCA